ATATATCTATAGAGTGTCTCTATAGGGGTGTTGCACTGCAACATACTGTGCGGTATGTTTGTGACATTTGTCATTTCCCGACACCCGCGCATGAAACCACCCGACAAACGGTCTTGACATGGGCGCTGGTGGGGGTAGAATGGGGCCGCACACAACGCACCACCCCGCGCTAGAGTGGGGTTTTATTGAGAGGATTTGGAATGACGAACTACACAAAAAACGAAAGCAGCGTACGCGTGGACTTCTTCAAGCCGTCTGGCAAGTGGTACGCCACCGAAGCGGTTTTGTTCGACACCTACACGGGGGATATTTTCACCGCGCTACGTCACGCCATTGACGCATCAGTTGGCGAGCGCTACACTGGCATGACAGCGGTATGCTTGGAGCCGCACCACGAGCACGCGCACCCGCTGATGATTGTTGTTTGACTGAGAGGATTTGAAATGAGCAGACACGGATCCATCGAAGAAATCGACGCAGCGCTGGACTATCAAACAATCACGATTGAGCCGCCACCAGAGCGTGACGGGTTTCAACGTAATCGCGTGTTCCGCACTCATGGTGGCATATTGTGCCGCATCGAATGGTGGGCGAACCAGAGCTATCTGTACATTGATTCGATTGGGTTGCAGGTGGCGTTCAATGTCGTGAGGCGCACGAACACATGGCCCAATCAATCGGCCATGAACTTGCAGTTCTATGACCACCATGATAACGTTGTTGCGGTCTTGAGTATTGAGGATTTGAAATGAGCGAGGTTAAGCACACGCCTGGGCCTTGGGTTTCTGAATACCGTCAGTCCCACACGGGGCAAGTCGCTGTTTGTAACGGCGATGGTGAAGGTTACTGGGAGGTCTGGACTCAGAACTGGGGCGGCGGGATCAACCAAGAGGCCAACGCCCGCCTAATATCCGCCGCGCCTGATCTGCTGGAGGCGTTGGAGGAGATTGTCAGCCATGACGCATGGGCAAGCGACGCGCCGATACTGGCATCAGCAAAAGCCGCAATCGCCAAAGCCAAAGGAGAGCAAGCATGAGTGGGGAGATTAAGCACAGCCCGTTGCCGTGGGTAGTAGGCGCGATGGAGTCAGGGCAGACTGGCGTAGACTCGGCGGACGGGTCACAGATATTTACATGGGCAAGCCATGACAACGCGGATATTATTTTGCGCGCGGTTAATAGCCATTATGAGTTGCTGGATGCGCTAGAATACGCCGTCAGCGAATACGGAAATAAAGGCGGCCCGTGGAACGTTCCCGGTGATCCTGGCGGTTGGCTGTGCAAAGCCCGCTCCGCCCTAGAAAAAGCAAGAGGTGAGCAATGACCACCAAAACCAACACAGGCGGGCCAGCGTTTCCAATCCAAGGACAGCCATTCACGCTTGGGGATACCGAATACATGCCAACCGATCCTGGAATGACGCTGCGCGACTGGTTTGCGGGGCAGGCGTTGGCTGGCTTGCTATCAACCACCGGAGACGGGCCAGCGGAGCGCTACGCCAAGGCTTCGTATGAGGTCGCAGACGCCATGCTAGCCGAGCGTGAGAAATGAGCAACATCCTGGCATTTTATGCACACGCCGCAATCCTGTGGTACTATCTGCGGCAGATGGTTTAGGAGGTGAGGGGATGAGTAATTTTAATCATTTTTACAACGGAAGCGACTGCTGTGAGTCGAACGTCGCGTGCTGGTATCGGTGGATCGATCTGTCATTCATGGACGGCCAAAAATCGCGCTCTGGGTCAGGTGCGAATAATGCGCCGTGTCGCGCTTCCATTGACCGCAAGCATCACTACGCCTGCACCATGGACAACTACGGCAATCTGGTGAGGGTGGCCGCGCAATGAGCTGGAAAACATACAACGGCGACGGCAGGCCATGCCCCGCAAGCGCCATGGTTGACGTTGAGCTGTGCAACGGCAAAAAACATCACTCACGCCTAGCCCAGTCGCTCGACTGGAACCGCAACGACGAGCACGGCATTGTGGCGTGGCGTCATGTCGACACGGCGGAAACGTCGCCCGAACGTGTCGAAAATCAGACCGAAAGCGTACAAGAGCCGCGCGCCGCAAAAACCGCTCAAGAGTTCTGCCAGAAAGCCGTATTCTTGATGGGCGCGCGCGGCGAGACCTACGACAAAGACGGAAAGCGCGAGCGAAGCATGGCCTCAACTGTGGCCGCGTTTAATGCTATAACAGGTCGCGACCTATCGGAACCGGAGGGGTGGTTGCTGTTGTCACTGCTGAAGCGCGTCAGGCAATATCAGTCACCAAGCTTTCACCGCGACAGCGCGGAGGATGCTGTAGCATATGCAGCGCTTGAAGCCGAGTCACTTGCAACAGAGGATAATCCATGAAACCAGGGCAACACGTATACACTCCAGACGGGCGTGGCGCAACTATTGTTTCAACGGCGCATGTTCCGTCAGCGATGGTTGAATATTCAACAGGTGCGCGCACTCTTTTCGCTCAGAGTTCGCTAACCCCAGCCACCCGCAAAACATGGATATGGGTTGCGGAGTGGCCTTATGGCAATCCAACCATGGCGCGCCACCAAACAAACCCATGGCCACCCGAAGGGCCGATTCAGCCTATCAATGTCTACAAAATCGAAGAATCAGAACGCGAGGATCCAGTGACATGAAACACACCACAGACGCAGCCCTAGCCATGTTCGTCCTGATGTTCCTGGCCGGGTTGTTTTCGCCATGGGTGGCGTGAGCGACGAGCAAAAATGCACCACCCGCACGCACCGCATCACATGGGCGTGCGGAGAGGTTCGCATCTTCGCCCACAATTGCCGGGATGCTAAGGAGTTCCGCGAGCTGACGGCGTATCTTTGGGAGAAGTACGGCGAGCCTGAGAAGGTTGAACTTTTGGGTAGGGGTGTGGTAGGATAGGCCATTCGTGCAGGATCTGGAGTATGCCCGGTTGCGATAGCGGATGGGTTGTTCCAATGATGGACTCCACGGTAGCCCCGTACACTGGCCCGGTGTTCCGCGAAGGGCAACACCCCCGCGCGGCTTCGGTCGGCGGGCGCGGCACTTCGGGGCTTGCATAGCGGAGTGACTTGCAAACCGCATGGAATGCGGCGAGCAAGAAGGCGTGGCCCGCGCTTCCGTGGAGGGCTTTAACGCGCGAGTGGCGGAACGGTATACGCGGCAGGCAGCTGCTGCCGGAATCGGATATCGGCCAGTATCCCCGGCGTGTAGGTTCAAATCCTACCTCTCGCACCATTTCAGACCTGCCAAGCGTAGGAACTGATGCGGCATCGTTATGCGGTGCCATAGATCAGCGGCCAAGGATGGCCGCACCTATACGAAAACTATAGATTTTGCGGAGGTCTATAGTTCACCGGGTTGACAGCCCAGGCCGTGGAGGCGCTAATATCGCGGTCAGCACGGCACGCAACACTCCTCTGGCTTAGGCCGCAAAACCTTGCGTGTGACGTGTACTAGCCCCGGCTTCGGCTGGGGCTTTTTATTTTGTGACCCGACGAACGGTATAGACACGGCGGCAAAGTGGTGGCAATATACTATCCAACAGCAATCAAGGGATTTGCAGAAATGAAACTTATAGACGTAATACCTAAAGACGCAGACGGATGGGCGCTTCGTCAAGCAGAACCCCACATGGAGAAAACTGTCACGGAAACCATAATGGGGTATGATTGCAGATTCCCATTTAAGCATAAAAACATACATGTATGGTGGATTCTCGATGACGGCACAGCAGTAGGGTGGAATGAAAGCCCAACAGTAGGTTGGGGGTTTCCAGTTAAGAAAATCAAACAATCGAATTAAACCCCAAGCCCGCACCACGCGGGCTTTTTATTGCATGGTATAATGCCGCCATACCCGCACCGCTCACACCAGGCAATTGGAGCCGAAATGTCATGTGCGGGTTTCTTTACAGGATGACACAATGGCAGGCAGACCAACAGACTACAGCGAAGAGATGCTCGCCCAAGCGAAGGCGTACATGCTTGAGGGATACCGCGAGCGTGAGGAAGTCGTGCCGTCAATTGCCGGGCTGTCGCGCCACCTTGGGAAGAACCGAGACACCATGTACGCATGGCGTGAGGCGCATCCGGAGTGGGATGAGCTTATGGGCATCTTGCTGGCGCACCAGGAAGTCATCGCCCTCAACAACGGCCTAACCGGCAAGTTCAACCCGGCAATCACCAAGATGGTGTTGGCGAATCATGGGTATTCGGATCGCAAGGAGATTGACCACACGTCAGGTGGCGATAAGTTTCAGCCTAACCGTATTGAGATTGTGGCAGCGACCAAAGAATAGTATTAGCGCGCGAGGGGTTTAGCGGCCCCGTCCGGACTCATCACCCGGCGCGCGCTGTTTTTTTTGATGACACCATGATGAGGTGTGCTTATGATGAAGAAGTGCACAAAATGCGGGCTTGAAAAGCCTCTAACCGAATTCCACAAAAGAGCCGCGTCGAAAGACGGACTTTGCAGCAGATGCAAGGAATGTAAGCGCTCAGACTCCAATGAATATCGTCAAAGAAACATAGACGAGTGCAGAAAGAGGGAGAGGGATTACGCAAATGCGAATAAGGAAAAGAGAGCAGAAAAATACAGAGAGTTTGCAAAAAACAATCCAGAAAGAATAAAGGCGCATAAGCGAAAGTACGCCCAAAAGGACTCAACAAAAGAAAAGAGGAGAGAGTACGCCAGAGCGTCATCAAAAGAAAAACGCGAGTCAGATTTGGTGTACAGGCTGAAGCTAGTGTGTCGGAGCAGGCTTCACATAGCATTGTCTGGTAAAGGGTATAGGAAAAAATCCAGAACCTTCAAAACAATTGGCTGCTCTCCTGAGTTTTTAATATCACACATAGAGTCCATGTTTGCAGAAGGAATGTCGTGGGACAATTACGGCGAATGGCATATAGACCACATCATGCCGTTAGCTTCAGCCAAAAACGAGGATGAGGTTTTAAGTTTATCTCATTACTCAAACTTACAGCCCATGTGGGCTAGTGAGAATCTTAGAAAAGGCGCTAATGCAGAATGGGAACGGCAAAAATAAATCTGCCACCTAAGTTGGTGCCAATATTCTCGCCTCCCAGAGGGTCGGTTGACTACCGTGGGCTTTACGGTGGCCGAGGGTCTGGTAAGTCTTATTCAGTAGCGCTAATGGCTGCCGTGTGGGGGTACGCTGAAAAGCTGAGAATCTTGTGTACGCGTGAATTCCAGGGGAGCATTAAGGAATCATTCCACGCCGAACTTAAGGCCGCCATTGAGGACCATTCGTGGTTATCCGACCATTATGATGTTGGCGTGGACTACTTGCGCGGATCGAATGGAACTGAGTTCCTATTCAAAGGCTTGCGACACAACATAAACAACGTAAAATCCACAGCGAAGATTGATTTAACAATCGTTGAAGAAGCCGAGGACGTGCCAGAGGTTTCGTGGCTCGCGTTGGAGGCCACTGTATTCAGGCAGCCAAAATCCGAACTGTGGGCTATATGGAATCCAAAAGTTGAGGGCAGCCCGGTAGATCAAAGGTTTAGGGAAAACCCGCCAGAGCGCAGCTTAATATCCTCCGTTCAGTGGAACGACAACCCGTTTTTCCCATCCGGTCTAGAGACCCTACGCAAACGCCAGCAGGAAATGCTGAACCCCGCCGACTACGCATGGATTTGGGAGGGCGCATACCTGCAAAACTCCGACGCGCAGGTGTTGAGCGGCAAGGTGAAGGTGCGAGACTTCGCGCCGCGCATGGAATGGGATGGGCCATATTATGGGCTTGACCACGGATACGCGCAAGACCCCATGGCCGCTGTCGAATGCTGGGTACATGACGATGTGCTGTATATCAGCCGCGAGGCCGTCAAGGTTCGGCTAGAGCTGGATGAAACCGCCGAGTTCGTCAGCCACCACATACCCGGCATCGAAGATTATGTGATTCGCGCAGACTCAGCGCGACCTGAGTCAAATTCATACCTAGCGCGCAATGGGTTGCCGCGCATCGAAGGTGTGGAGAAGTGGAAAGGCAGCGTAGAGGATGGCATTGCGCACCTTCGCAGTTACCGCGAGATCGTCATACACCCGCGTTGCCGTCAGGCCATCCATGAGGCGAACACATACAGTTACAAGGTGGATCGGCTAACCGGGGATGTGTTGCCTGTTATAATTGACGCTAACAACCATTTGATCGACGCGGCCCGGTACGCCCTAGCGCCTCTCATTAAACGAGCCGTGCGCGGCACCGTCCGCGTCAAGAAAACCAAGGGCTTTTAGATGCCAGCAGACAACACAAACCCGCAATATGACAAATTCGCGCCCGACTGGAAGCTCATGCGGGACACCGCAGCGGGTGAGCGCGCGGTTAAGGACGCTGGCGTTGATTACCTGCCGATGCTTGGCGGTCAGGAGCCTGAGCAGTACGCGGCGTACAAGATGCGCGCCAGTTACTACAACGCCACAGGGCGCACCATCGAAGGACTTTCGGGCATGGTGTTCCGCAAAGCGCCGCAGATTGACCTGCCGACCAGCATGGAAGATTTCGCGGAGGATGTCACCTTATCCGGCCAGCCGCTAACGGACTTTGCCGAGCGTGCTGTGGACGAGGTGCTAACCGTCAATCGGCTGGGCATCCTGGTGGACTATCCGCGCGTCGAAACCGGCGGACTGACCGCAGCCGAAGCCGCCCGCATGAACCTTCGCCCTACGCTGTGCGCGTACAAGGCCGAATCTATTTTAGATTGGAAGCTAGGCCAAATCGGCAACGCCACGGTTTTGATGCAGGTTCGTTTGCTGGAAGAGTACGACGAGCCGGACGGGGATGATGAGTTTGCCACCGAGTGCTGCGAGCAAATCCGCATCCTGGAGCTTAACGAAGCGGGGCAGTATCAGCAGCGGTTGCTGCGTAAGGTGAAGGGCGAATGGGCGGAGGTCGCAGACCCAGTTGTGCCCACCATGAACGGTACGCCATTGGCGTACATTCCGTTTATCTTCGTGTCCGGGCAGGATTTAACGCCATGCGTTAAACGGCCTGCGTTGCTTGATCTTGCGAATGTGAACGTGTCGCACTACCGCACGTCCGCAGACCTTGAGCATGGGGCGCACTTCACCGCGCTGCCTACGCCATACTGTTTTGGTGTTAACTCAGAGGACGAGCCTGACACCATCGGCCCCACTACACTGTGGACGGGGCCAAGCAAGGATGTGGTTGTAGGCTTGCTGGAGTTCTCAGGCGCTGGCCTTGCATCGCTTGAAAAACGGCTAGAGGTCAAGGAGGCGCAAATGGCCAGCCTAGGCGCGCGTATGCTCGCCCCCGAAAAACGCGCCGCAGAAACCGCCGAAGCGATGGGCCTGCGCTCAGCTGGCGAGCAGTCGGCGCTGGCGAGCATGGCCAACACGGTGTCACGCGCGCTGAACCAGGCGCTGGCGATTGTGGCCGAGTGGATGAACGTGACTGACGAAGCGACCATCCGCCTGAACACCGATTACAACCCCGAAAAACTCAGCCCGCAGATGCTCACCGCCATGGTTGGCGCTGTGCAGAGCGCAGAGATGTCCGGCGAGGAGCTGTTTGACGCCATGCAGCGTGGCGAAATCATCCGGGCAGACAAGACCTACGACGAGCACCGCGAGGAAATCGACAACGCGGGCCCAGCGCTCGGGATGATGGACGATGGCGAGTGACCTAGGCGCGGCGGCGCGGCTCGCCAAGAAGGACAGCCCGGAGGAGCAGATTCGGCGGATTGTGGCCGAGGTTCTATCCGAACAGCCGACGCCCGAACCCGCCAAACCAACGCCGGATAAATACGTCATCCAGCAGAAACGATCCGCATCCGTGCTGCTCAAAGGCGTGTCAACCAAACTACGGTTTGAAAACGCCAATGACCCAAACTACCCAACACTCTTGAGGATGTGCATCGGTGGCTGAAAACAACGTTCAATCAATCGTCGGTTTCGGTGACACCGAAGGCGGTTTTACCACGGCGGACGCTAATAACCCGCTGCCCGCGCGGCCACCCAGCGAATACCTGTTTTCAGAGTATCAGGCCAGCCTCGCCAATGGCGAGGAAATCAACTCCGGCTGGATGGACATGGCCACGGTCGATAAGTATCAGTTTGAAGGCACGTCATCCGTTGCGGGCATGACCCAAGTCATCGCGTCAAGCACCGGGCCAAGCGGCACAGGCGCAACGCTTACGACGAGCAGCACAACGGCGGGCACGTTCCAACTGTTCAACGTCATCGCACGGCAACGCTATATGCGGTTCCACTGGCAGAACAACACGGGCGGCACGGTCACCAATGCGTCACTGTCGATCAAGGCCAGCTTCGGCAGTTCGGATAAGCTGTCCGTTCTGTCTCTGAACACGCAGCCCGCTGATTTTTCGCAGTCCATCCTCACGCAGTCGGTTCTGTATGGCGTGAATGAGGAAACAGAAACGCGCAATCAGGTGGCGCTGTCGGGCAACGATAACCTGCTGGTGGCGCTAGGCGACAGGATCAGTCAGACGCGGGGGCGTAGCCATCAGGAAGTTACGGCCATTGCGCAGTCTTCAAGTGGGGCGCTGTACACCGTGCCGTCGAGCTTCACGTTTTACGCTACTTCTGTCGAGTTCACCACGATCAACACGAACCAGAACAACGCAGCGCGCATCCGTCTGCGCGACGGCGGTTCGTCGGGAGATTTCAAGGGCGGCGCGGTTGTGAATGAATCGCTGAAGGACGCAGGCGGCACTAACCAAGCGTCTGATTCGTTTATCACCTACCCTGATCCATTGCAGTTCACGACTGATGTATATCTTGAGATCGTTCAGGGAACTGTCACTGCGGACGTGTTGATTGTTGGGTATCTTGAACCTAACTCATAGAGTGTGGTAGGGTAGCGCCTACACGTTTATTTGAGAGGTTAGAAGGATGAAATTCAACGGCACGATTACGCTGGATAGTGGCGTTACGCTGACGGGGGAGTTTGAGTTGGTTGTTCGTGGCGGCGGCGGCGGCGCGTGTAGCGCTGAGCCGCAGTACAAGCCTGGGGATGAGGTGGAGACGCCGCACGGCGTTGGCGTTCTGGCAGCTGGGTCGAGATCAGGAAAATTCATGGGGTGCCCAGACGAAGATGGGGATTATTGGGTTTCGTTTGACGGAGGCCCGGCAGCTTCAGCGTACAGCGCCGACCAAATCCGCCCGGTGCAGAAATGAACGAAATAAAACTCCCCCTATGGCAAGTAGACCCCGGCCACTACATCGTGCTGAACACGCCTTACGGGCGCAGTACGTTTTGCGCGGACGGGCAGACGTTTATCGTGTCTGATAAACATTCCATTGCTGACGTGCTGCGGCATTTGATCGCGGCGAGTAGTGTGGATGAGGTTCAGGCGGTGTTGGACCATGTCAGAAACGATTAGGGTATTTGTCGCCACCAGCCCCAACGGCCAAGACGCTGAATCCTGCATGGTGCTGGATTACAGCATCAGGAAATACGCATCGCGGCCTGTCCACGTCGAATTCATGTACAAGGGCAGCCACCCAGAGACAACAGGCTGGCGCACCGACAAGTGGGCCACGCCGTTTACCTGTTTCCGCTGGTGCGTGCCGGAGCTTGCTGGTCACCAGGGCAAGGCGATATACATGGACTCGGATATATTCGTTTTGCGGGACATTGCCGAGTTGTATGACCTCGAAGTGCCGGACGGCAAGTGGTGCCTAGGCAAGATGGCGCAACGGCTGTGCGTGTCGCTGTGGGACTGCGAGCGGGCGGTGTGGAAATTGG